GTTTTATCAATGCCATGCGGAACTATTAAAAATGCATATAGAGAGTCAAGACTGGTAATATTGCCAGAGTTTCAAGGAATGGGGATAGGAACAAAATTATCAGATGCTGTTGCTGAAATATATATTGATAATGGATTCAGATACTTTTCAAGAACTGCGCATATACGAATGGGGAATCATCGCGACTCATCAATGTTATGGAAAAAGACAAGTAAATATAAAAAAGTTCGATATGATGCAATTAATAGAAACTCTGATAATCCATATAATAATTATATCATGGATACTACAAGATCGTGCTATTCTCATGAGTATATAGGGATAAAATAAAATAACCTTGAAATTTATTATCTTCTTTTCTCTCCAATTCTCTTTTATGTGGCAGAATCCCTATGCAATCAATTATAACCCACTTGCAGGATTGAAACCTCCAGGACCTGCTCCAATCCCATCGGGTCAATTGAACCTCAATCAGTTCTCTTCATCGGGGGTGATCACGCCTCCACCTAATGCGAGTCCCTTTCCTGCTCAACCAAACGTATATCAACCTACATCAGTCCCTTTACCACCCGACCCGAGTCAATTGTTGCAGCCAGAGATTGCTCAACAAGTGGGTAGCATGGTGGTGAACGCATTTGAGAACTTCAAGAAGAGCATCGTTGGGCACGAAGAGGATGGGGATGATATGATATTGACAGTGAAGATTCCAAAGGCCATATTGAAGAGTGATCAGAACTTCTCATTTCTCTTCAAATAACTCTTCTATCTCGTCAATAAGAACTGATTGCACTCAAGATAAAACGGGCAGAAGTGTGTAAGAAAGAAGAATAATACCATCGGGTCATCTATTTTTTGTATCGTTCGTTTAAAAGGGCAGGACATCATACCACAAGGACCGTCAAGAATGATGTTCCTATGGAGTTTCATACCCCACAGTTCTTCATTCATGATACGCTGATGGTTCGAAAAAATTAGAGATGGTCTATTTTATGTCCCTTTTGCGCAAGTGCTCTGGATTGCTGCTAGAATTGCAGCGGTGTCTGATGCAGCTTGGTTAGTAAGCGCACCAAGTATCGCGTTCGTCTGCTGCAAGTTGTTTTGAGCAATATTGCACTGATTGAGTTGGTTCTGGAGGTCGCTGATCTTATCATCGCAGAGTTTATCAAGTATCTGCTGGGTTCCATTAACCTGACTTGCAATGATTGCCGCAGTTCGATTGGCGCTCTCATAGTTGACCTCTGCGAGTTGCTGCTGGATTGCGTTCTGTGTGCGCTCAATGTTCAGTTGAGTTGTGCAGCAACACTGACTTAACTGCTGGGCAAGAGCGGCAAAGTTCTGATAGTTCTGCATCTGGGTTGAGTTAAACCCGCTACACATTGCGCGTTCAAGGCCAAAGGCATACTGCGCGATGTTGTTGTTAGTGTTTGCGAATGAATTACACTGGGAGAGGCCGAGTGCGTTGATGTTTCCATTCACATCGTTAAACCCGGCGTTGCTGGCGTTAATCTGGTTGATTGCAGTCTCATAGGTATCCTTTGCGATATCCCGAGCGTTAATTGCACCCGCTTCTCCGTTTGCACCAAAGAGCCCGCCTCTTGCAAACAGGAACAGCCACGGGAGAAGCATACTCATCCCGCCCATATTGCCGAATCCGCCCTGGTTGCCCATCATCGCGGCAAGCATCGGGTCAGTCCCTGAAGATTTAGGAACTTCATTTTCAATTTTAACCATTGGATAGGTCATTTCTGCCATAGTAACCTCCTTCGAAGTCGGTTCTGCTAATGGCGATGGTAGTCCTTCTGCCATAGCAAGCAGTAATACGCTCCCCAATTCCTTTTATCTTCTCGATTTCACGTCATTTTATCTTATGTTGGATAAAGTTATGCTATGTGCGCGCAAAGTAACTTTTATGACCGAGTATATCGATCATCGAACGGGGGAGAAGATGGTCCAGACCAGCGTCTATATTGAGGAATGGCTGCGTGAGTGGGCGCGCGACAACGATGTGAAGATGGGAAAGACGTTATCAACTTGTTTGAAAGCGAAAAAAGAGAAGCGAGATAACGCGAAATAGTCTTGTATGTGTGACCAGCCTACTACCATGTGCGAGTGTCGGATCTTTTCCTGCCGGCATAATGATGATACGTTCTGCAATTTGAAGAGGATTAAGGTTAATGAATCCGGTCAGTGTGCCATGTTTGAGAAGAAACCTGCACCGGCATAGAGTTATATTCTCATCAATCAATTATTTTGTATGGATTGGAAATCCGTAGATAAATATTTGAACGCATTGCTTCTAGTTTTTATAGCGATTATTACTCAAGCTGCAATCATCAGACAAGATTGGTATATTGTAGCAATTCAGGGTTTATTTGCAATATTCGCTATTGGAAACCTCATTCGTCATAAGACCGAATGATCTATTTTTTATACTCTCTCGTGTAATATGTAATTGTAGAAGGTGAAAAATGAATTTGTGGGAAATGAGATTTTTTGAGAAGAATGAACTTATCGGCAATACCGATGGGTTCCTTATTGATGGGGATAAGTTGATTCCTTTCAATGTTAAGACTGAAAAAAGAAGAAAGATTCATCAAGATGAAATGTATGGAAGATTGAGGTGGTAGAGATGACTAAAATCATTAGAACGTGGGATAATCACTGCTTAACACTTAACCCGGAATTGGAAGATTTGCCTATTGATACGAAACTGACATTCGGGCGTAGTGGTGTGCCAAAACCTGAAAAGATGGAGAATATTTTATCGGCATTGTTGATGATACTGATGTAATGAGATGGTAAGAATGGATTTAATTGAATTGGCATTATATACTAATGATTACAAACCTCCAAAAAAGAAATTGTCATATGAAGAACAGAAACGCAGAAATAATGAAATTTGGGGGAAGTGGTATGATGAAGAGGAAGAAGATGGTCCTCACTGGACAGGGTTTTAAGAGTAACCTTTAACTATTTTTAAGTCTATTTAAATGCATGGCTGACGTAGGGAGACCTACCGATTATAATCCTGATATACATCCTTCAATGGCTCTTGCACTTGCTAAAAAGGGGTGCACTAATACAGAGATTGCAGAAGGACTCAATATAGCAACATCTACGCTTTATAAGTGGAAAAACGAACACGATGAATTTTCGGAGGTCTTAAAAGAAGGTAAATCGGCATCTGACGATATGGTAGAGGCGAGCCTGTTTAAACGCGCCACTGGGCAATATGTTAAAGAAAAGAAAGAGATTGACGATGGGCATTCTGTAAGGATTGAAACAACTGAAAAATACATCGCTGATACTACGGCCATGATATTCTGGTTAAAGAACAGAAGACCAAAGGAATGGAGAGATAAGAGAGAAACCGAATTAAGCGGCCCTGACGGAGAACCTCTTACTATTAACCTTATCCGGGCTAAACACTGTAAGAATGAGTGAATTGAACCCATCAATGTATGGGACTATTAACGATTCTTTTTTAGAGATTGTAGAGAACAACTTAACTGCGCGTCGATTCGCATTTTATGGCGGGGCAGGGTCTGGAAAGTCGGTATTCATCGCTCAATTTATTTGCCTTAAATTATTGACGGGTAAGAATGAGCGCATTCTTGTTTTAAGGAAATGGCTTCCTGCACTCAAGATTTCAGCGTATCAGTTGATTCTTGATATCCTTGAAGATTGGGGAGCAATGAAACACGTTACTCTGAATAAGAGTGATTTGTTTATTACTTACGGTTCTAATCGGATTCTCTTTACTGGTCTTGATAATCCGGAGAAGATTAAATCGGCAGAGTTCTCCTATATCTGGATTGAAGAGGCCACGGACCTCAACCGAGAGGACTATCTGCAATTGGGGCTCCGATTGGGTAGGTCTCGCGCGAATGTCCATGCAAAGATGATATTCTCGTTTAACCCCATTGATCAGTATCATTGGTTAATTCAGGATGTAGTAGAGACTCCATCGGATTCTACAATCGTGCATCATTCTACGTATCTTGATAATTACAAGAATCTGTCTCAAGCGTTTATAGACGATTTAGAGCACTTAATTTATGTAGATGAGAATTACTACAGGGTTTATGCGTTAGGCCTACCAGGGGTGCTTAAAAACATCATTTATACGAACTACGTTGTAGAAAACTTTGAGATGCCTATACATAACCGGTTTTATGGACTGGACTTTGGGTTTAATAACCCGATGGCGTTAGTAGAGATTGTAATGAGAGACGGGATTCCTCTGGTATGTGAACGGTTTTATGAGCGTGAGAAGACAACCAAAGACCTCATCAATTGGATGGACCAGAATCAGATATCCAAGCAATCTCCAATATACGCTGATAGCGCGGAGCCTGACCGAATTAAAGAGATTTATTCATCCGGATACAACATACATCCTGCCAAAAAGGATGTGACTGCTGGGATTGACCTGGTTAAGTCTTTGAAATTGAGAATACACTCATCATCATCAAACCTGATATCAGAGATTCGGACGTATAAATACAAGGAAACCAAAGATGGGCAGGTATTAGAAGAACCAGTCCCATTTAATGACCATATACTCGATGCGGTACGTTACGCTTTATTCACGACTGCTTTCAAGAATAGAGTGATTAAAAAGGATAGACTCCCAACAGGAAAGACTCTTATCCGATCTGGTGGTCTAACATAATTTTATCTTTTATGCGCGCTTATAAAGTGTAATGGCTAAACACGAGGTAACGTATTACGATACCAAAGAGGATGCGGAAGCAGCGCTCGAACTGGTCGATTCTTCAATTGATGCGTATATCGAACCGTATGAGGATAGAGGTGTAACAAAATGGGCTCTTTCGGTTGAATCTCATGCAGCGACTAGCATCACTCAACTTACTGCACCAGGGGCATCAGACTGGATTGCAACCGGGAAGGCGTCTCGGCATACCATTGTTGCAACCGTGGCAGCGATTAATACCAATGTGGTATTGCGGATTGAGGGGAGCATTGATGGAACGACTGCATTTAATCTTAATTCATCAAATTATGACACGACTATAACCGGGAATGGATCTTATGGGTTTTCATACAATGGCGCACTCACTCACATCCGGGTAAACTTTGTATCTGAAACCGGGGGGACCGATGCAACCGTTAGCGCAAAGTATCTAGGGGTTTGATATGGTTGTTAATTTAAACAGCACAATTGATACCGATTCTACATTTACAGCGAATAGTCCTTCGAGAGTGCCAAGTCAGAGTGCGGTGAAGAGTGCAATTGATAATGTAACTCCGAAATCCGGGGGGGCTATTCGAGCCTCAAAATTATTTGCATCAAATGGTATTGAGAAGGAGTTTGGGGCAACTCAAACATCCCTCGATGCACAGGGTTCTCCTTCAAATGGCGATTATATGATTTATTATCCATTTTGTAATGGCGGAGAAACAAAGTTGAATATTTACGTGTCTAATGGAAATAATCGCGGGATTTTTGACATATATATAAACGGTATGTTAGATTCATCCGGGTATGACTTATACTACTCATCTACAACATATACATTATTAACCATTACATTGTCTCGCACTTTAATCTATGGGTATAATGAAATTAAATTAACAGTAAATGGTAAAAACACAAGTAGTTCGTCTTATTCCGTGAGCATTTTATTTATTCGGGTGCGGCAATGATCACATGTTATCAATGCAATGCGGAGTTTGTATTGGAAAAAGAAGAGGACGGAACAAAGTATTACAAATGTCCGGCTTGTGGAAGACCTATAACTGAAACCACAACAGAACAATAACAATATTTTTATATTCTGCATGATAATATGTATGTGTCGAAATGTGAAGTAGACAAATTAGAGTAGTGCTCTCCAATTGGTTCAGTCCTGTTGGATGGTATGTCATGGGTAACCATGAGAACGTGAAGTGAATTAGAACCAACACGTGATGGTTAAAATGGTTCTTCCGTGAGTTTGTTTCGCAAGTTTGGACACACGTAAACTGTCGAAAGTTGCTATGGTTGTAAACCACATCTGCGCAAATGTGGCAACCGTAACCGATGTAGTTTAACTGGCAGAACAATTGGAGTATGGGTTCAAGTCCCATCATCGGTTATCAGCCCGACTTCGGGAGCGGGCATAAAAACCTTGTATCACTCATGTGCATGTCCGTCACCAGCACAATATACCGGCTGTCTAAAGGTCAAATCTTTAGGCAGTTATCCCTATCCAGTATACGGGAGTTTTAAAGGAGGTGTTGAACCCTCGGAAAACTCACACCATAGCAGGAGGTTACTGGCCTGCATTACTATGGTGGGCTCTATTCTTGTAATGTGATTATACGATAGTTATTTATACACACGAGTGTAATATGTAGTATTGACAACGGAGATGAAAAGAATGACAACATACAGCGAACTAATCGATAAGGCAAACGCCGCAATAAACGATTTCGGCGCGGAGAATTGTAAATGTGATGTTGAAGAATCAATCCATATCGAATGGGTTATACGGGACGCTGAAAAGACGATTAAGTCACTAAAAGAAATACTCCCAGAAGTTAAGAGGATGGAATAAAAATGAAAATGAACGCGTTTACTTTTTACAATTACAAATCCGGAAAACGAATCACAATGTATGCAAAAATATCTGATCTTGAAAGAAATAAAAACGATACATATGATATATTTCGTGCAAAGAGTCAAGACCTCGGAGTTTTTGATAATGGATATGTTGAGGTTGTAGAATGAAAGGCTCAATATATTTTTCTGACAGTATGTGTAGATATTCCGTAATACCTCACGGAAACTCGTTTAAGGCAACATTTACCTGGGAAAGCACGCAAGCATGGGGGCGTAAGACCCGGATGTTTGGAGAAGAGAAACACGGGCAGGAATACATTCAAGATTGCATCAATGGGTTCCACCGGTTAAGACAATATTATAATTTAATTGGCGCGCTAATAGAGTAATGTGACTCGGTCAGAACGGCGCTCAAGATGTGTATCATCAGTTATAACTCTTTTTAATAGCGTTGGGTTCGAATGGTTCTACCCGAAAGATGTTGCAACAATACTCCCATATGGATTCTACTCAAGGCTTATCCGGGAAGGCGTGCTAGTCCGTGATGGGTTAGGATGGGCACTTTCATCTGAAGCGCTCGTATGGATACAGAGAAACCGATCACATGACAAAGACGATATAAGTATCGACTCAAAAAAGATAATTGAATAGCGTTATGATAAGAGCGGTTATAGAGAAGATCTGACTATCTCTCTATATCTCGTTTGAGAACCTTTAACTCTGTAATAATATCATTACATCTAATAACGTGATCAAGATCCGAACTAATTTCTTTTGTATATTCGTAAAACTTGATGCGGTTATCGATTATAGTGATAGCATTCTTCAATTTCTTACCCATTTTAAACATACCCCTTAAATGCACCGTCTAATGCAAGCCTCATCGCAGTTTTTGCATCGATAAGAACATTCATTTTATACATGCACATATCAAATTTTTGAGTATCCCCATCCCTATGATAAACCTGTAGATGCTGTATCTCATTTCCAATCAGCGTATTTACCGCTGCAAACATTTCACTTATCTGGTCTTTCTCACTCATTTCCATTTTCATTATCCCACGACTTTGTGAATGTAAAACCGCATTGCTTGCATTGCCACCTTTGAACTTTGACACCAGAAACCCACGCGAGGCCGCCTTTCCTGGTCGAACCTGCACACCCTGGACACGCGGGATGGTCGCCCACCAATGAGATTGGTTCCTCTCCAATTGCTCTTTTCATCCGGTGGTATCGCGCTTTTTGATATTCCCGCTGATACTTTCTGATTTCTTCAGCGTTCTTCTCTTTGTATTCCTTCTGATACTGCGTCTGGTATTCTCGTTGCTTATTAATTTTCTCTTCTTTCTCCAATTTCTCTTTTAATAATCGCTCTTCTTCGTTTTTTGTTCTGCATTCTATACAGATGCTCCCATACATTGCCCCTCCGGGTTTAACCAAGAAGTCAAGTATGGGTTTATACTCTTTGCATTGCCTACATCGCTGATCCTTGCTAGACATGCAATATACTTTATGTCGTATTGATTTAAATAATTAATTCTAGTGGAGACAACGGAGATGTATTATACGCTAATTATATTTTATTTTTACTTATTATGTCGTTATGTCGATACTATATACTATAATCAATACTACCAACATAATAATATAAATTTAATTCTAATACACGTCTCCCTCATCTACATTACATTCTCTCTATCTTATTCCTATACTATATTATAATATAATATATTAATATAATATAATAGTATAATAGAATAGATTAACGTATAGGAAGATTAATAATATATTAAGGCTAATATGTGTATGTGAGAGGTGATGGTATTAGCACGTTAAAAGAGGAAATTACACAACTAAAAGAAGCAATTGACGAAATAATTAATATTATTGTAAAATCGGTGCTTACTAGAGAATTCATTTATAAGGCTTGTATTTTTTGCATTAGTGTTATTGTTGGTTTTGCTATATCGGATTTTGTATGGTTTTAAGATGACATATGAAGCAAGATTGGAGATCAACTTGGTAGAGGGGCGCGACCTATCCGGAGTTCCAGTTGAGGTATTGAAGCCGTGCCCGTGGTGCAAATCTACTGATATTACATTTGAACCATTCTATGAGAACTTTTCATGGGGTGGCCAAGCATCTTGCAATGGTTGTTATGCAGGAGGGCCGTGGACTGGATATGTATTTGATTGCGAATCAGACGCGATTGACGCCTCAATCTCCGCTTGGAACCGGCTTGGCGTTGAACCATCAAGCCTATTAAACATACCGACCGCTGCCATGGTGGATGAATTGACGAAACGGACACTTTCCATAGATATACCAAAAGGATCATGTGGGTTAATCGATGGATGTAAGATGGATGGCCCATTAAAAATCATCGTCGTGCAGGGGGTGGAAAATGAAACGAAATGACCGTATTGCGCATTCAATATCAGGGATATTACAATGTTCAAATAGTGAGATTAATAAAGTAAATCTAATAGTCACTGAATTAAAACCAGTAGATTTAGAATCCAAACTTTTGTTTGTATTAGATGGTGTTAGATTATATGTAAAACAAGAGGCTAAATATGGATGGAAACAAGATGAAATAAAATCAGCAATGAAGGTTGTTGATCTTGTTATTACGTATTTAACCTATGAGGATACAGAATGATTGGCTTTGAACTTGATGAGATAGTAACGTTTTTTGAGATACTTATTGCAGTATTTATTATCATGATTTCTTATTATGGATATTTACTGTTCCATGAGTGGTTTTTTAGAAAATATTTTAAGGTGTGGAAATGACAACACGAGGGAAATATAACTCAATATTTAATTATAGAAATGGTAAGAAGGTAGGGTATTTACATGCAAAGCGAGAATTTTATAATTCATTATCAGGTATAATTGATGAACATATGGAAAAGATGAAGTGTGAGATCTATAAGTGGAGATCATCATGGATGATAAAATGACTCCCATCCCACCGGTTGAGGAACATAGTGGTGAATATGATTGTTTTTTAATTGGACCATCATATAGGCTTCCATGGGTATATTATTTTAATAATCACAACCGAGAGGAAACATCGAAATGACCGAAGAAACCACGATGGAACTTAAACCGTGCCCGTTTTGCGGTAAAATACCAGATTGTGTTGAAGAAATTTTCGGGCAAGAACCTGATGGAGGAGATTATTATGGGTATTGGTCTATTGAGTGTAATCATACTCACCCGATGAAGAATGATTGTGAATATGACTTTATGGCACCAGACGATGATCATTATTTTGTTGGAATTTGTGTCCATGCAGGGAGCAAAGATGCAACAATCAAAGGATGGAATGATAGAGTAGAATCCCCTGAAATACCCCAATGGTTACGGGAGAAGATTGAGAATTTGATATCTGGATTTTATATTCCATGCGGTTTCATAAACACCGACGAAGAACAGGCTGATATAAACGGAAAAATGGAGGCATTGCGATATGTGCTCTCCATGAAGCGGGATGATGAGTAAATGATACCAATATATATAGTATATGAGCCAATACCAGGACAAATGGAAATATTCATTGATGGATATATGGATGAATATGATATTAAAGAGGTAGAAGAATGAGACTCTGGCATCAAAAGTTAATATCGAAATTACCAATGCAACAGTTACTCGGTCAGCATCGCGAAGTTTGTGCTCTTC